AAACATCATTCAACTCAACATCTTGGGTTTCTTCTGGTTTGTTTGTAAACATTACACCTAAATTTAGTACCTCAAAAATCTTAATATCGTTTTCTGCTGCAATGTATATTGCTGGTGAAGCGGAATATTCGATTGTTTCTGTATTTAGAGAAAGTGGAACAGCAACGGCTGCCCAAGCAATAAGTGGTACAGATTTAGCAACTGATGCTTCTGTGGCATCTGGCAGTTGGGGATTTGGATTTCTCCACGATGATACATCAGATAATAGTACGGCTGCTATTGGAGGAACTATTACGTGTGCTGGGGTATTAGATGCTCCAGCAACAACGTCGCAACTTAGATATACTGTAGGATGCAGAAACTATGATACGGCTACTAATTATTTTAGTGCAAATACAGCAAGGTCAACATTAGTAGCACAGGAGATAGCCCAATGAGTATTGATAACAAAATTATGAGGTCACTATGTCTACGTTAAAAGTCGATACAATTCAGGGTAAGACAACGTCTGGTACGGTGGCTATGCCAGCAGGTGTAGTTATACAAACAGTAGATTTTACATATGCTACAACCGTTACAACTCAATCAACAGGATATGTTGATACTGGTGTATCAGCAGTAATTACACCAAAATTTTCTAACAGTAAGATTTACGTTACTGGATTTCTTCATTGTAGAATATATGGTTCGCATGACCATGGTGTTTCGTTTAAAATGAGAAGGCATATTGGGGGAAGTCCAACCGATATATACACAGCACCTCTTACATATGAACATTATTTTTATGATGGAACAGCAAATACAACAACCTATGACTTCATTACTAGATTTCCTATGTTTGTTGTTGATACACCAAGTACAACATCAGAATGTACTTATAGCTATCAATACGCATCAATGAGGACTGATAACGCCAATAGTACTAAAATGCAACCTGCTAATGCAAATTCACATGGATTTATAATGGAGATAAAACAATGACAACAATATCACAAGCATTAACGAGTTTAGGAATTAAAGAATGGGTACTCAGGGGTGAGCCTACAACAGAAGCAGAGTTTAACCAGATGTTTCGTAAAGTTACTGGAGCAGACAGCAATGGAAGTGCCATTGAAAGCGCAACGCCTAGTGACTTTGGAACAACATGGAAGGCTGTGAGCGATAAAAAGACAGAGCTAGTTAATGCAGAGCCTATGCGATTGCTTAGAGTTGAAAGAGATAGGCTATTAGCTGGGTGTGATTGGATGGCAAACTCTGATGTAACTCTTGCGGATAACTGGAAGGCCTATCGACAAGCATTGCGTGACTTGCCAAGTGGTGCATCACCAAAGCTATCAGCCGATGGTTCGTTAGATATGTCTTCTGTGACTTTCCCAACAAAGCCTAGCTAATGACGAAGCTATTGGAACGCATTACGAAACTTGAAACTGAAAACCACATACAGTTCAAGGAAATCTTTTACAGATTAAAGCGACTAGAGATGGTGCTAGTCGGTGGCATGGGTGCAGTTCTTATGCTGCTCATAACAGTTTTATTTCAAATACATTAAATTAACCGGGGGGAGCTATGCTTGGGTTTGGGGTTGGTGAAGCAATCATGGCTGCGAGTGCATTCAAGAGCGCGGTCGATGCTATTAAAAGTGGCATTGGTACTGCGAAAAGTGTACGCGATATTGCGTCCAGTATCGATCAGTTGCTTGATAGCAAGTCGAAGCTTGATCGTGCAAAAAACAAAAAGGCTGCACCCGGTCAGTTCTCAATCAGTTCAATAGCGTCAGAAACTATAGATGCTAAGCTCGCAGAGGAAGAGTTATATTCAATAAAACTCGCAATAAATAATCGTTTTGGTTTTGGTACGTTTGAAGCAATTGAGCAAGAGCGAAAGAAACGCATTAAGGAATTTGGCGAAGCACAGCGCAAGCAAGCTGCAGCAAAGGCAAAGCGACGTAAAGAATTATTAAATGATCTTAAAATACTTTTATGGATTGTTGGCGGCAGCGCTGTCGCTGGTGTGGCTGTTGTTATCTATTTCACCTATGCAAACTAAATCGGAGGTACACGATGATCGCATACATTATGACCTGGTTAAGAGGGTTCGGAAAACCGCAGCCGGAAGAAGCATTGCCGAGTTTTATTGCGTCTACATCAACCAAGAAAAAGGCGAAACGAAAGCCATCAAAGTCGGCAGCTACGAAGACTGTCCGGAAAAAGAAAAGTAAATGAGTCCAGAAACTTTGGATCGCTGGAAAATTATTCCCAGGCTTATGATGGTTACAATCTTAATTATTAGTTATCAAGTTTGTTCCTGGTTCATGAGTTTACCGGATCCGACGATAGAGCAATCTGGATTTTGTTCGATTGTAATCGGTGCATTGACTGGCTGCTTTGCAATCTGGATGGGAAAGGAAACTAGCACATGAGTTTATTAACTACTTTAGTAGGGCCGGTATCTTCTCTACTTGATAAGTTCGTAGAGGACAAAGATCAGAAAGCGAAACTTGCACATGAGATCGCTACTATGTCTGAAAAACATGCCCAGGAAATAGCGGTAGCACAAATCAAAGTTAACGAGGCAGAAGCTAAAGGTAACTGGTTCCAATCTTCCTGGAGGCCGGCAACAGCTTGGGTATGTGTTCTTGGTTTTCTTGTAAATTTTCTAGTCAGTCCTCTTTGTGCTGGATTTGGAATCATAATCCCCCAGGCAGACACAGCAACAATGCTTCCGGTTTTAATGGGCATGCTGGGCCTCGGAACTATGAGAACTGTAGAGCGTCTACAAGGAAAGGATAGAAAATGAAAAAGAATTTTGAAAGTTGCATGGTGATGCTGCTCGAGAACGAGGGCGGATACCAGGAAGACGATCGAGATCCAGGCAATCACGGCGATGGGTACGGCAATCCTGGATCAACTAATTGGGGAGTCACAGCGAAAGTTTATGCACAGTTTACCGGTCAACCAGCTACCAGAGAGATTATGAAATCGTTGAAAAAAGAAGATGTGTATCCGGTCTACAAGGAGTTGTACGCTGACAAAATAAAATTCGATGAACTGCCGTCCGGGGTCGATTGGGTCTGTTTCGATTTTTGTGTGAACAGCGGAGTATCTCGCGCAGCAAAGGCGCTGCAAGGAATTGTATCGGCAACCAAAGACGGAGCGATTGGGCCTAAGACAATTGCAGCTGTAGAGAAAAAAGATTCTAAACAAATCATCGATGAGATGCACGATCTGCGGCAAGATTTCCTAGAGGGATTATCGACGTTCAAACACTATGGTCGAGGCTGGACAACCAGGAACGCACACGTCAAAGACACCGCCCTGGATATGGTGTAGTGTTATCCAAATGTTATCCAAAATAGATGCAAACTCATGCAACTAGATGCAAATAGGAATCACTTTTGTTTGCATTAATTTGCATATATTTGCGTTAATTTGCACCAGTTTGCACTTGGCGTGAATTTTCAAGTCCTATCACCCGCACCAAAACTTTCCATATATTACAATAACTTAGCTATTTGTTAGCCATTTGTTATCCAAATGTTATCCAAACATTACTTTACAATCTTGATTCATTGAGTCATTATCAGTGCAATTAAAATCAAGTTTCCTAAAAGAATGTGGAGGTTCAATATGGAAAAAGTTATTGAGAGCAGCGGTGAGAAATCGCAACAACTAAAGCAGCTGTACGATCTGACAACAAATACAACAAGCATGATCGTGCATACAAACAAGAATCAAAAAATAGTATTGTCACAAGCGCAGCTTGAATTGATCCGGCGCGGTATCAATCAGTGTGTCGATACTGACCCCTCTATATATTTATAGGGGGGTGCAATGTTAAATACAGAGCTAGTAAATAATCTTGTTCGCCAGTACGACTACAAGGCATCACGAAGTAAAAGACCCTGGTGCGTTGACGGCAGAAAACACAATCACAAAAGAAAATTTTTCTACACAAAACAAGAGGCTATTAAATACGCTGAAGAGATTGCAAGCAATCTTAGATTGTATTCGTCCGGCCGCGCAGAAAAAAAAGTCAGAAACATTTTTGAGTGCGAGAAGTGTAAGACGACCGGTGAAATTTGTTGCTACAAAAAATCTAGGATTGACGACGTGGCAAACGGAACTATTCGAGAGCATAGTTTTGAAAACTCAATGCGCGATATAAACTTTCTTCTCAACATCAAAATAAATAATCAAGCTGTTGGCGATAAAACTGCGGCAGAATTTTTCGGAGATCCGACTACTGTATTCACAATCATAACTCCGGCAACTACGAAAAATCGAGTGCATAAAACTGTAAAAAATTATTGGGCCAGCTACACTGATTTCGGATCGTACTGCGTCAAAGCTGGATATGCCGATCACAATATGTTTCGGGAAACGCGGCCGAAAAATGGCGGAAAAAAATCTGCTAGGAAAGATAAGATCGACAGAGTGCAACGCGATGTTGTCGAGCGGATCCTCGAGCAGCTGCCGACCGGCAATAGCAATCAGCTGCATGGTTATACAAAATGTAACTGGCGACTAGCTGCTTTCTTTGCAGCACAAACCGGATTGCGCCAGGGCGAACAGAGAGCGCTGACCTGGAGCGACGTTGTTTTTGATTTGCGATCCGTCGCGGTCAACAAAGGTATCGATAGATATAGAAATGTTGCGGAACCAAAAACAGTAAAGTCAACCA